GCGCGTGGCGGTAAGGATCGCGCGATGGGCGGCGAAGAAGGCGGACTTATCAGGGCCGGGCTTCATACCGAGGAAAGCCTTTCGGATTTCTTCGGCGCTGGCCTGCGTGTCGGCCTTGCCTTCGTCAGCCGGCGAAAGGGCGGCGGGCTTGCAGCCGACAGAAGCGGCAATCTTCGCGGCTTCTTTGCTGGCGCTAACCTGGCCCTGCATCGCGGCTTCGATCTGCTTAAGCAGTTCGGCCTTATCGGATTCAAGGGCGGTAAGCGCGGCCTTGGCTTCGGTCAGCGCAAGGTTAGCGGCTTCGGCTTCAGCCTTGACGGCAGCCAGGGCGGTATCGTTATCGGCAACCAACTTTTCAAAGTTGGCCTGCAGGTCGCAGCGTTCGGCGATAGCAGCGGTAAGTTCGGCCTGGGCCTTAAGGAACTGTTCTTCGATGGAAGCCATAACTTTGCGGGTTCGGTCAAATTAAACCCTGCGCTTCGCGGCCTGCGGCTGCGCGGCAACCTGGGGAACGCCGGCTTCCAGGGAAGCCAGCAGCGCCTTAAGGGTCGGCGCGCTGCCGGTAGCCAGGCCTTTAGCGATCGCGACTTTGCCCTGCATCGATTGGCCCTGCATATCCTCATCTTTAACCAGGCTGCGCTTAAGGCGAACGGCAGCCTTGAAATCGGCGGCGATCGCGTTGACTTCGGCCTGAAGGTAGCCGGCCTGTTCTTCGGTCAGGGACAGCCCAGGGATTCCCATACCCTTAAGCGGGCCGCTGCTAATCACAACGGGTTTGATGCCGGCGGCGGCGGCGGCGGCGCTTTGATCCATATAAGCGAGATAGACCCCGATCGAACCGATCGAACTAGACGGGCTTACCAGAAGCCGGTCGCTAGCCGAGGCGATCCAATAGGCAGCGCTGTTCATAGAACCAGAAGAATAGGCGATCGTTTCAATGCCCAGGCCGCGAATCTTATCGGCTAGTTCTTCGACCCCTTCGGTCGTGCCGCCGTCAGAATTGATATCGAAAAGAATCCGCGCAGGATTCGCGGCAACGGCTTCGTCAATCCAATCGTTAACCTGGTCAACATCGGTAGCGCCTAGGCGTTCGATAGGGGAAAGGCTGCGCCCGATCATCCCGACAATGGGAATAACATAGGTAGCGCCGACCTGGTAAGGCTTCGGCGAAGGGCCGAAGAACTGCGCCAGGATATCCGTAAGCCCGTGTTTCTTTACGGCTTCAATATGGCTTTCCGCGATAGAGTAATCTACCAGGAACGGGCGGCCTGAATTAATCGCTTTGATAAGGGAACGCATAAAGTTAGGCGGCGGGCTGATCGGTAGGCTGCGAAGGATCGATTCCTTCCATCGCGACTTCGGCGGCGGTCGGCTTGCCTTCGCCTTCCTGCAGCCAATTAAAGCCGGGCTTGTATAGCGTCCAGGTAGGGATTCCTTCGGCCTTCGCCAATTCAAAGATGAACTTAAAATCTTTCGCGCGCTTAACCATTTCGCTGCGCATATCCAGGCCGCGCTGCGCGTAAAGTTCCGACATAGACAATAGGCCTAGTTCTACATCCGCGCGATCGTTCGCGGCTTCGCGGCCCGCGTCAACAGTCAGGCGCTTGGGAGTAGTCCAGGAAACATTCGCCCAATCTCCTTCGGGAACTTCGCCTTGGGAAACGGCCCAACCCATAACGAAGCCCCAAACCTTTTGACAAAGTTTATCGATCGCTACCGATTGCCAGCGGCTAAATACGCGGTCGGCCTTCGCGGTAATCAAACGAACGCCGCTGCCCGAAATCGCGGAGGGATCGCCGACAAACTCGTAAGGCAAAGTTCCGCGAAGGATATCGGCCTGAACCGATTTTAGGAATCCGGCGAACACCGGCGAAGGGCGGTTTGATGCCAGCGAACTTAGGCTTTCGCCAGGTTCTAAAGCCAGCAGTTTGCCGCCCATCCTGGACGCGACAGATTCAAGGTTCGCGCTGCCGCTGCCTTCTAGTTCGGCCTTCATATCCTGGGGAATGAAGCCGCCGTTGCGGTGCAGCACGCGCGTAACATCCGCGTCATTACGGACTGCGAGCATTTCGAGGCGCAGCAGTTCGTCCTCCGTTTGGATATCGTTCCAGGAATGCTGCAGGATCGGAAGGCCGCGCGAACCGCTAGCCCAATCCATTTCGGCGATATGGCAAACAGAAGCAGCAGGATAGAACGCGCTGCTATTATCGCCCTGAATAATATTATATCCTACAAGCCGGCCCTTGCTATCGAACTGCACCCCGTCAGCCATACCGGCAGGAACGGGCTTGCCGATCGGATTGCCCACGCGGTGGGCCTCTACGACCTGCAGCCGCGGGCGGCCTTCATCGATTGCCAGGATAACGAAGCAGTCCCCATCGCGCAGCGCGGCGCGCAGGGTGATTCGCTGAATATCGTAGAACGAAAAGCGTCCGCAGATCGAGGCTTCGGCGGCCCAGGCCTTGAACCAGGCTTCGTAAGCCGCACCTACATCGGCTTCGGCTGCGCCGCTTTGCGGCGTGATTCCATCGCCGATACAGTAAAGCGTGTAATCGTTGAACACCTGGCGCACCAAACCGAAGTTCCTTTCGCCGTAGCGAATACGCTTAATCATTTCCAGCCGATCGCTTGGCTGGTAATCAACCGAGAAATCGGCGGCCTGCCCGTAGATCGTGGCGCGGTTGGAACTGAATCCAACCGAATTGAACGATTGGCTGCCGGCAGCCTGCGGCTTAAGCGGCTGCTGGGCAGCGGCAGGCTTCAGGTTCTTCGCTACGGATTTCTTAGGCATAAAGTTTAGTCCTGGTAGTTAGTCCAATCGGTTCGGATAACGCGGGCTTGCGGCTGTCCATAAACCCCAGGGTTAAGAAGTTGCAGGGCATACATCGCTTCTGAGAGACGATCGCGGGCCGGCATAGTTACCTGCTTCCCGACCGAACTTCCGCTGTCAGAATAGTTCGTCATAACTACGCCGCTGGTAACTTCAGCCAAAGCCTTTGCTTTGATTGCCAATAGTTCCGCTTCAGTTAGCCCGATGAATACGCCGCTGATTGCCATACGATTGCGGCTCAGGTCAAATAATTGGGCGGCTGCTGGCCCAGCCCACAACCCAGGCGATCGACCAGCGCCCAGAAACTAAACCAGCAGCCGTTACCTTTGCGTTGTGCGTCAACTGTTCCCATTGTCAACGGCAGGCTGCGCCGCGATCGCGTCCGGCGTTTCGGTTGCTTCGCGTCCGATCACTCCCCAGCGAACCGCCAGGACAAGCCCCATAAGCGCGCAGTCGAAGGCGTGGTTTCCGATCTGGCGGTTTGATTCGGGAAGAATCCAGATAGGCTTACCGCTGCGGCTGTCGGTGATTCTGACTTCGCTGGTTAACTGTTTTACATATTCTTCGGAAACATCGCGGGCGTATGTATGCAGCCGGCGGTTGCGCAGGCCCGCTAGGAAATCCTTAGATGCAAGGTTTGAATAAACGATGAGTTCCGCGCGCTCTCTCAGGCCGGGGACAATAATCCTTTGCTTATCGGAATAGAATCTGCGGGTAGTTTTACCCTGACCATCGGCAACCGCGAAATCATTCTGGCCCGAACCGCGTAGCGCCTTCCATCCGCGTTTAGCAGTTTGCCCATATACCTCCTGCGTATTGTCTCCGCTATCGACTCCGACCAGGGCGCGCGAAACCTGATGGGCTTTTGCCAGATCGTCTAACCCGTTCCAGGTTTCAATCCGACCGAACCAGCGTAGCCGGCTGCTGCCGTTCCTGGCCCAACTACGAACCTCCGCCCAGAAGTATCCTCGCTGACAATCGATAGCCAGCGTTCGGAACGGAACGGAATGTTCAGGGATTCCCAGGCTGCTATCGGTGATCTTCGCGGTTGGAGTAATCCAGGCTTCATTCTGCCAGGTATCAGCCAGCCCATAATCGCCGGCTTCGACTAGCGCCGCCATCGTGCCGCCTTCCTCCGACCAGGGCTGCGCGAGCCGCTTCTGTTTCCAGATTCGCCTAGGTTCTTCATCGCCGTAGGCATCGAAGGCTTCCTTCGCTTTTAGCATCTTCGCGCCCTCCTTCCCGAACGAAGAATTAATCAGGCAGTTCCAATGCAGCCCGACAGTTCCCCAGGTCGCGCCCTGGTTCGTTGCCTTGAATCCAGCGCCGCGCTTCGGATCGTTCGCTTCGGCCCGAACGCCTGGGCTGTCCTTAAGCCTGACGCGGCAGGCGCAGCATTCGTAAGTTGTGCCGGCTTCTACCTTATTCAAATCCCATATCCCATTTACCTTAGCGTCCTCTGGATAACGAACGAACTCCCAGCGGTAGGGTTGCAAATGCCCGCAGGCCGGGCAGGCCATATGCCATTCCCTTTGATCTGATGCCTGGTATAGCGCGCTGAACTCATCGCCGGTTCTGCCGCCCTGGCCCATATAGATAGCGCGGCCCAGCCAACTAAAAGCCTGCAGGCGCGCAGCCGCTTCTGCCAAGTGACCGCGCGGCGCTAGCCAGGCTTCATCGACTATAACAGTTCGCAGCGAAAGGCGCTGTAAGTTGTTCTCATTCCATATGCCGCGACAGTAAACAGTTACCCCGTTCTTAAAGTCAGCGGTCGTAGATTTATCGTTGTCCCCATCGGATAGCAAAGCCTGCACCGGCGGGCATTGTTTCCAAAGCGGGCGAACATAGCGCAGAAAGAAATCCTTAGCCTCAGGATCGTTAGCCTGCAGGGTCATCATCGGCCCTGGCGCGTTGACAATCTGCCAGGCCATATAGACGCGCTGCAGCAGGGATTTGCCCGACTGAGTAGCAGCCAGAATTACGGCGGTCTTAGTCTCAGGATCGCAAAGGATTCTTAAGGCTTCCGCCAGCCAAGGCGTTCTAGCCAGGGACAGCCGCCCGCGAACCGGCGAATCGGGAACTTCTAAGATATTCGCTTCGGCCCATTCTACGGGATCGCCGGAATAGTTCGGCCTAACGACCGCCTGGGCGGCAGCCAGAATAGCAGCCTGCTGTTCGGTCATTTGCGGCGCTGCTTATGCAGCCTGTCCAGGTCGGCCTTGCGGAAATGCTGCGCCGGCTTCGTGCAGCCGATGTTCGCGGCGATGCGGAACATTCGCGGTTTAAGTTTATGCCGCTGCGCCATTAGATGAACCGCCTGGATCGTCAGGCCGATTCGGTTCGCATAGTCGCGCATTGAAATCCAACCCTTCGGGATTCGGTCGATGCCTTCGGCCTGCATCGCCTGACGCGCAGCCAAGGGATCGGTGAAACGCCGCGAAGGCCGGTAGATGTAGGCCAGCCCGTGTTTGCCGTTTTCGTGCAAGGTATGGATAACCTGGCGTTCCATATAGCCGCGATCGAATAACCGCTTTGCTAGGTTGCTGGCTGCGTTCAAGGTAAGCAGCCGATAGGTTTGCCTTAGATCGTGCAG